CCTTGAAAGCGGGCAGTTGATCCTCAGATATAAACTCTGAGCGGATGGCATCTATAACAGAAGCCATTACGATTAAATTTTCATTTGAAAGGTCATTGATGTGAGTCTTCATGTCGTCAGGAGCGTAGGTCTCTAAGAGAGCTTTTGAGGTCGCTAACGCCTCTGTCTTGCGCTCCCCGAAAGCCTTACCTGCCAGCGCATCGAAGTCAGCGTCTTGAGCTTTAGCCGCAGCCGCGCCAGCTTCACCCTGCTTACTCATCAGCTCATTCCAGCCAGCTTCTACCACAGCAGCTTGGCGCTTGGATAACCCAGCTTTGTGGAACACGCCCTTAACCCCGGCGATCATCTCGTCGGGCATAGGGTTGGTCTCTGTGGGCTTCATGTCGTACTCTTCGGCCTTCTCAGGCACACCAAAAGACTTATTGAACTCCTGCCACTCTTCGTCTGAAGCGTTATCTTGGGGGATCCCAGCAGGGCGCTTCCCGATAAGGGTCTGGGCACCATCTAATTTTTTGAACAAACCTGGGACATCAGTGACGTCTTTTAGGTATTCCTTCTCTTTATACTCGGCTGGGATGAGGGTCTGGATATCTACCTCACCACCCACGATGGGTTCTGGGGTGTGCATGGGTAGGCTGCCTGTCCCGCCATCTCCGCCCGCACCTGCGCCGTCGCCTCCTCCACTACCTGCGCCGTCTCCTGCTGCATCAAAACATATTTTTCGTCCTAAGAATCTATTCATGGGTTGCTCCTTGTTAAGAGAAGATATCGTCCTCCAACGAGTCTTCCAGTGGTCCTAATTCCGTCTCAATATCCCGTATAATTCCTGGGCGTACCTTGTCGCGGATCTTCAAATAAAAGTTTCTAAAAGCCATGTTGTACTCGGAGCTTATGAGGTGGATCTCTCCGTTCGCGGAAACGACGACGTCGCTGCGGTGCATACCGGACATTTTGCAGATGTCTCTGAGGACGTTCTTCCCAGAAGCAGAACCGAAAGTAAACGCATAATCCGCCCGAAGACCATCATCTTGGCTCTTCTTGAGTTCAGCTCGCTTGGCTTTAGCTGCAATTTGTTTGGGGGTTAGCCTTATGTCGCTCACTTACCCTGCTGCTTGGGCGCTTGGGTTGGTATTAGTCCTGACTGACCGATATTACGTGCTGACTCAGCCATAGCAGATTGCTCCTGCTGCTCTTGCTGTCTGGCTTGCTCGGCTGCTCTGCCCTCACGTATCTTATCCCGGTCCTCCGCAGACCTTCTCATTTCGGATGGCGCTCCAGCAATCCCAGCGAAAAGGTTGATTGACACATCTTCATCTAAGTTATCCAACACTCGAGGATTTGTGGCTGCAATAAGCCCAGCCATCTCCCACGTGCGCATGATCCCTTCAGCTTCCTCAGCTTGCATGATCCTCATGGCTGGGGTGAAGTATTCGATCTCATACACGCTCTTACCTTCAGTCATTCTCTGCACGAGAACGTCTGGGATTACCAGAGCGTCGGGCTCGTCCTCTGGGATCTGATCCACTGGGTATCCGAACTCCCCAGCATCCAATAGCTTGTTGAAAGTGTCTTGGACAACAGGTGAAATGACTTCCATGATCTGACGCGTAAAGATGCTGCTTAGTGTCGAATTTCTAAGTTTATTTCTGAGATTTGCTTCGCCTAGAGTCATCCGCGTCTCGTTGTTGAAATCCAACAACCGATCAAGGAAGAAGTGATCGCCGATAGCTTTCGCTAACTGCTCGAGTAAGTGTACAGACTGTTTGATTTCCCCAACAGTAAACAGAGGGAATATGGGATTCTTTTCTCCAGCTCGTCCGGTAATATTAAATACATTGATGGCCCCGGCGGAGGTGTCGATTTCCCCTCCACCCATTTTGCCGTCATCAAGTACCCCGAGTGGGGGATCCAGACTCTTTTCAATAGCAACCGTAACTGCTTCCCAGATGGCATTAGCTTCAAGCACATCAGGCAAAGCGTCCATTCCCGGACAACGTCCATAATTTTCTCCTAGAAGTTTGAAGAACCTACCTACCTTGATAGGTAATTCTACGAAACCGCTCTCTTTCAAAAGGTGCGAGGTGTCTTGTTCAATGTGCACACTTTGGAAGGGCATGTTCTTAACGCCCTTCTTGGAAGAGTTAGCCATAATTCTAGGCTCTATCGCTATTACTAATACGAATTCATCATCAAATTTTTGGGCATCAAAGAGCTTCCTCATCTTGGGGCTAACTTTTTTCCTGCCGTAAGTTTTCACGAACCAATGCACTGGCTTCTTCATCTCAAGATAGATCGTGTCTACCCGGCCATCAGCCCCTTCGGAGATCTTCATGTGCTTCACGCCCCAGGCGGTATAGGAAAGTTTGGACCTCTTGTTAGCCATAACTTCCACCCCGGCAGTACCGAAGGTGACAGAGTCTTTCATGTATTCATCGAAAGCTAATTGTAATCCAGCTTCGGGATCGTCCATCACAGCCATCTGACGGGCGGTGACTTCTTCATAATATTTTTTGAGAACAGCAGTTTCTTTCAAATCGCGAGGCGGAATGAAACGGAAGCGCTTGACGCTCTGAGGCCAGAGGGCGGATAGTATGGCGGAGGCGGCAGTTTTGGCAGATTTGGGACCAACCGAATCAAACACCTCGCGATTTAAAAACTCGCCCGGAGCATGTGTCGTCGTGAAGTCCATGCGGCGGGTGTCGATAAACTGTCCGATCATCTGCCAGAGATCCAACCAGGGCGCCTTCGCGTGGTTGAGCTGCTTATTCCGGTCGATGATACCTTTTACATTTGCCATTAAACTGAGAGCTGTTTCCTGCCAGTTTTGGCATTACCTAGAACACCTTGAGGAGATGTGTGGATAGCAGAAGCGCGACCTGCGTTAGCTAACTCTCTACCCTTCTTAATCTTTGGGTCGACAACCTTTGGTGGGTCGATGGGTGCTGCTTGCTGAGGTTTCTTAGATGAAAACATTCCGCCCATAATAATCTCCTATTTACGCTGCCACAAAGACATTGACTTCCCATCGGATAGTCTACCGTCCCCGCGCAAAGTTCGCAAGGTTTTTAACGCGCTGGACTTAACCTTCTTACTGAACTTGCGAGTCTGAGGTCCAGCTTTTCGGGACCTGACCGGATACGCAAAGGTCAGGGCCGCAGCGGAGCCTATGTCTAAGCTCATTTTTAATAACTTCCTGATGACCTCACTCGACACGAGTTGAACTCTTTGTGAGGACGTGAGCTTGCTCGCGGGCATACCGCACACGTCTCGTTGGAGCTCGTCGCTATCCGGGCAGCTAACTGGCCCGTCTTCTCCGTGGAACCAATCTCGGAGCGCACACCACATCTCAGACCGCTTGTTGAGATTAACTGGATCCATCGGGGTCTCCCCGAAGTGAACGCCAGTAACCACGTCTCCGTAGCCCATCTCATGCAGCCTGTCGATGATCCCGTTGCCCTCACCCACGTCTATGAAAACCATGTCGTATTCCTCTTTGTCGATCCGCTGGGCGATCATGCCCGCGATAATCATCTGGACGTTCAACCTGTCGGCCTTCTTGAATCTAAAGATCTCGGGCTTACCCATAACCCTCCCCTGACGCGGTACGAACACCGTCCTGTCCTTTGTACGGCCTGGGTCAACTCCAAGTATCTTAGCGGCCTTCGGATCACTGAGCGTAGCTTTCCTCGCACGGATGACCGCCTCTGCCTGGATCAGGGAATCACCGGAGGTCTGGAACGCCTCCTGGAGATAGGCTGGATACTCCTGCTTAAACTTCCATTCAGATTTGAACTCGGAGATCTTAGCCCTGCGCCAATACATTTGTTCTTTCGTCAAAGGTATCTTTTTGTCAGGGGATCCTGAATAAAGCGAGGCGTACTCTTCCTCTTCGGGGGTGAGTAACACCTCGCCGTTGGGTGGTGTGCTCCTCTGATACTCAGTCTGCCAGTACCAGGGGATAAAGACTACCTCGTAATCGTTCCCGCCAGCTTCAGCTTCGACGGTTAAGTCATAGAAAAAGTTTGCCATCCCGTTCGCAGTGGATTCCAGGATGACCTCAGTCCCATCGAGATCGGGAACAGATTGCAAGATCCCAGTTTGGATAGCATCAGTGTTCTGCCAGAAGGCAACCTCTGATCCGTGAAAGCATTGAACAGTTCCACCGCGCCCCACGTTCTCGTTACCCGCCGTACCCACAGTGTATTCACTGCCGAGCTCGGCGAAGATCATTTCCTTACGATTCGCCACCTCAGTTTTTGGCCGCGCAGCGTCTGGGCAGTTCTCGTGATACCGTTCAACAATTCTAAAAAGTTTTTTGGTGGTGTCAGACTCATGCGAGAGAATGAATATACTCTGCCCGCGATTCCTAGTCGCCCGGTGATAATAC